CGACTACAAGATGAGCAAGCGCAGGTCGCTGGAGGGGAGCAAGCAGAAACTGGAGGCTTTACTCAAAGAGAAAAACGGCTCTTTGCAGGCGCAGTCGCCACCAGAATTGCAAGATCCAATCGAAGCGGCGATCAAAAACAATCCTGGTCTTACACGGCAAAAAGCAGTGGAGATGGCGGAAAAGTTCGGGTTCTAAAAAGCCAACTTGTCACCTACTCGCAAGAATGGAAAGCAGGCGCAGGCCTGGCCCGTGTGTACCGCAACAACGGTATCACGGTGCCCAAGTTCTACGAGTTGGAGCAAGGCAACGCACAGAATGCACAACGATTCTCTGAGGCCATCACAGCCAGCAAACAAGCCAGTGGCGACATGGGCGCGGCTGTCTTCGTCTACCCGGTCGAAGATTACCAAGGCATGCGCCTGTTCTTGTCTGAAGACGGCAAGTCCGGCGTCGCTGTCAAACCCGATGGCGACATCGTGTCAGTGTTCTCGCAAGCTGGCGCTGGCCGCTCTGTCATGGAGTTGGCCGTGGCCGCAGGCGGTACCAAGCTGGATGCATTCGAGACGATCCTGCCTGAGTTCTACGCCGCGCACGGATTCGTTGCGGCTTCGCGTTTACCCTGGGATGACACCCAGGCGCCAGAAGGCTGGAACAAAGAAGCGTTTGCCGACTTCAACAATGGCGAGCCGAATGTTGTATTCATGGCCCTTGACCAGTCGTACTACGGCTGGCACAAGATCAGCGATGGCAAGAAGTCCAAGACCTATGACGACGCTGTCGCAGATCAAAACCGCGCTGTAAAGCGCAACAAGAAAAGGAGAGAAGATAATGGAAAACCCGCAGTATTTGCCCAATCAGGAACCGGAGCAGGCGGCGTACAACGCCTACGAGCAAGCGATCTCGATGTTGCCAAGCGATACGGGACAGCCAGGGATGGAGCAACTTCAGTCCTTGGTATCCACTATTCAAAACAACCTCGGAATAGTCTTGCCGGATTCGCCTACGGAACAGGCTTAAAAGGCGCAGAGGCTGGCCGTCTGGCTGGCGCTGACTCTCGCCTATCCAACCGCATCCACTTCTATGTGGACACCGGCAATGGCGTACGCCCTGAAGCTGGTGTTGGCGGCAATGTGCATGCCGTCTACCTGGACAACCTATACGACGCGGCGGCTGACCCGCTAGGCCTACGCGCCCAGGCATCGGCCAATGGCCGTGATGACCGTGGCCAATGGTTCAACGCGGTCGAGTCCGCAATCCTTGATGCTGGCTTTGATGGCGTCTACATTCCTGCCGCCCAGGGCGAGCAAGGTGTGGCCGTATTGCTTGGCCCACAGCACAAGGGTGTGCCGGTCGAACAGCATGGCATGCACGCAATGCCTGCCGCAGGCGCGTATACGCCCCCTGCAAGCACGAAACGCAAGTACGCCATGCTCACCCCTGAGATCCGCAAATTTGAGGCCCAGGAGGCCCAGATTAAAGCGGCGGCACCATCGGCTGACCTGCGCTCTGGCACACTGACATTTGACGAGGCTGACGCAGAGGCGGTGGCCAAGTTCTTCCCGCCTGCCGCACAAGCCCAGCCACTGCGCCAAGAAGAGCGCGGCGGCTTCGACCCGAAACGATTGACCACAATCCTCAACGAGAAGGCGGATATGTCCACCTTCCTGCATGAGACTGCGCACTTCTTCTTGACGGTCTACGCTGACATGGCCGCACGGCCTGACGCCACCGAGCAGAACAAGCAAGACATGCAGACCATCTTGGATTGGTTTGGCATCAAAGACCTGGCAACCTGGAACGCGCTGTCGCTCGATGAGCAACGCAAGTACCACGAGTCATGGGCCTACAACTACGAGATCTACCTGTTCGAAGGCAAGGCACCAAGCGTGCAAATGCAATCGATGTTTGAGCGATTCAGCGCCTGGTTGCGCCGCGTGTACAAGTCGATCCGCGACGAACTCAATCAGATCTACCGCCAAGAAAACGGCGAAGACCTGCCAATCCTGACCGGCGAAGTCCGCCAGGTGATGGACCGCATGCTGGCCAGCGAAGAGCAGATCAAGCAGTCCGAGGCAGTCAACAGCATGGTGCCGATGTACCAGACCCAGGAAGAGTCCGGCATGTCCGACGAAGAGTGGGCCGGGTACCAGGCAATGATGGCCGAAGCCACAGAGGCATCGATAACTGAGTTGACACAGGCAAGCCTGCGCCAATTGAAGTGGCTGGGCAATGCTCGCTCTCGCGTGCTCAAAGAGATGCAGGCCAAGACGGCTGACATCCGCAAGGGCGTGCGCGAAGAGGTGGCCGCAGAAGTGCAAGAGGACCGTGTCTACACAGCCATGGAGTTCTTGAAGCGCGGCATCACCAAAGACGAGAACGGTCAAGACATCCAGGCATTGACTGGCCACAAACTCAAGATCGCTGATGTGAAGGCGCTCTACCCTGAAAGCAAAGAGTCGCTGACACCTGCACCTGACCTGGCCAAACTTGGCTATGGCAAGTACGGCATGCTGGCCGAAGAAGGCCTGCCGCCTGACCTGGTGGCATCGATGTTTGGTTTTGACTCTGGCGATCAGTTGGTGCGCTCATTGCTCGAGGCCAAGCCGATCAAAGAAGAGATTGACAACCGCACCGACGAGCGCATGCTGGCCGAATACTCTGACCTGCTGGACCCTGCCAGCATCGAGTTGGAAATCCAGAAGGCATTGCACAACGAAGCACGCGCCCGCTTTGTGGCCGTCGAGTTGCGCTACCTGGCCAAAGCAACACAGCCTGCACGCTTGATGATCCAGGCCGCGAAGACTGCGGCCAAGTCAATCATCGGCAACAAAGTGATCAGCGAGATCCGTCCGCGTGACTACACGCTGGCAGAGGCACGCGCCGCCAAGGAAAGCACAAAGCAATCAAAGGCTGGCAAGATCACTGAGGCCGCAAAAGCCAAACAGAACCAACTGCTCAACAACCAGTTGTCGCTCGAGGCAGTCAACGCACGCAAAGAAATCGACAAGGCCATTGACGGCTTTGCCAAGATTTTCAAAGGCGATGCAAAGATGGCCAAGAATCGCAACATCGATTTGGTCAACGCCGCACGCTACATCCTTGGCCACTACGGCCTTGGCCCGCGTGATGTCGAGCCTGCAAAGTTTGTCGAGCAACTCAAGTCATACAACCCAGACCTGTACGCAGACATCGAGCCGATCCTGCTCGAGTCGACCGGTGGCCCACGCAACTACAAGAAGTTGACGCTCAACGAGTTCCGCGAAATGAAGGAGATCGTCGACGCGTTATGGTACCAATCCAAGCGTGAGAACGAGGTGATGATTGAAGGCAAAGCAGTTGCTCTCGATTCAATCATTGCAGAACTCAATGCGCGACTTGATGAGATTGGCGTGCCAGAAGAGGTTGCCGGTGAGCGCATGGCGCCTGGTCCGAAAGAGAAAGCCATCCGCGCCCTGTACAACGCCAAGGCATTGACTCGCAAGGTTGAGCACTGGGCTGATGCAACAGACGGACCTGGTGGTCCTGGTCCATTCACCAACTACATATGGCGCCCACTGCGTGCCGCGCTTGACCAGTACCGCGTCGATCGCAATCGCTATGTCAAAGACTATGTCGACATGATCGCCAAGCTGGACCTGCCAGTGCAAAAGATCAACGCGCCAGAACTGAACTACACCTTCGGCAATGAGAACGGCGGCATCGGTAAAGCAGAGGTGCTTGGCGCCTTGATGCACATCGGTAACGACGGCAACATGAAGAAGCTGATTGCTGGCCGCAACTGGGGTCAAGTTAATGAGGATGGCTCGGTCGACACGACGCGCTGGAATAGTTTCATGAACCGCATGATCGACGAAGGCGTGCTCACAAAAGCAGACTTCGACTTCGTGCAAGCAACCTGGGATCTGAATGAAGAACTCAAGCCTATGGCGCAAGAGGCGCATCGCGAGATCTTCGGCTACTACTTCAAAGAAGTCGAGGCTCGCCCAGTGGTTACACCGTTCGGCACATACCGTGGCGGCTATGTTCCTGCAAAGACTGACCCGTTCATAGTTCGCGACGCACAGCGGCAAATGAAGATGGAGGAACTTGAGGCCGACTTCCGCAACTCGATGCCAAGCACTGGCGCCGGGTTCACGAAGTCACGCGTTGAGTACAACAAACCTCTGTCGCTGGACATTCGTGTGATGGCCAAGCACATCGATGATGTGATCCGCTTTGCACGCGTACAGCCTACGATCCGCGACACACTCAAGATCATTCGCAAGCGTGACTTTGCAGACACGATCACGCGCATTGACCCGACTGTGATCGAGGACATGATCCTGCCATGGCTCAATCGATCTGCTCGCCAGATCACGAGCGAGGTCGGCATGAACCGAAGCATTGACAACTTCTGGCGTGCTGTCCGCACTCGCACTGGTATCGGCATCATGTTTGCCAACATCACCAACGCGATGCAACAGGTGACTGGCTTCTTCCCTGCATTGCTCAAGGTCGAAGGCAAATACATGAAGACGGCCCTGGTCGACTACATGAAGAGTCCAACAGCCCAGGCTGAGTTCGTTGCTGAGTTGTCGCCATTCATGGCCGATCGCATGAGCAATCAGATGATCGAAGTGCAGGACATGATGAACGACCTGCTGATCAACCCGACCAAGTTCGACAAGATCCAGAAGTGGTCAAACAAGCATGGCTACTTTTTGCAACAAGCCTTCCAAAACTTTGTCGATGTGGTGACCTGGGTCGGCTCGTACAACCAGACTGTTGCAGAGTTGGGTGCAGATGTTGATGAGAAGTCAGCAAGCAATGAGGCCATCAAGCGTGCAGACGCCGCAGTGCGTATGACGCAGTCAAGCCTACAGCCTGAAGACTTGTCCGCATTCGAGGTTGGATCGCCGTTCTACAAGACGCTGATCCAGTTCGCTGGCTACTTCAACATGATCGCCAACTTAAACGCCAACGAGTACATCAAGATCTTCCGCGACATGGGCTGGCGCGGCCACAAGGGCAAGCTGTTTATGACCTACCTGCTGGGCTTTGGCTTGCCAATGCTGGCCGCTGACGCCATCGTGCGCAGTTTGGGCGGCGGCTGGGACGACGATGATGACGACGGCTACCTTGATGTCTTTATGTCCTGGTTCTTTGGATCACAATTGCGTGGTGCAGTTGCCCTGGTGCCGTTTGGTACTGCGGCCACCGTGCCATTCAACGCATTCAACAACAAGCCTTACGATGACCGCATGACCACCAGCCCGTCTGTATCAACGCTGGAAGGTGCGACCATCGGTGTAGTGAAGGCCGGTATTAACATTGCAGATCCTGACAAAGATGTGACGGGCAAGAATGTCCGCGACATCCTGACCTTGATCAGCCTTGTGACCGGCGTCCCCGTTACCGTGCTCGGCAGACCGATTGGTTATGCCATTGAAGTTGAGCGCGGGAAGATTGAACCAACCTCTTCTGCCGACTACATTCGCGGCCTTGCCACTGGCAAAGCAAGTGAATCGTCGAGACAGTAAGGTACCCGTATCCACAACCAGAATGCTTAGTCTCTTCACAATTGTCCAGGAGTTCCGTCCATGACCATCAGTTCAAATAGCCGGAAAGCCGGTCCGTTCATAGGTAACGGAACAGCCGCGACTTTCCCCTTTACATTCAAGGTCTTCCAGGCTTCTGACCTGGAAGTGGTCAAACTCACGGTTGCAACCAACATCGAAACGATTTTGGTCCTCAACACTGACTTCACCGCGTCCGTCAACGAAGACCAAAACTCCAGCCCTGGCGGCACGATCACGCTGTCTGCTGGCGCCCTGGCGACCGGCTACAACCTGGTCATCACCTCGGACATCGAGAACCTTCAGCCAACCGACTTGACCAACCAGGGTGGCTTCTACCCTGAAGTGATCACCGACGCGCTGGACCGTGCAACGATTCAGATCCAACAACTTCAAACTTCTGTCGACCGTGCGGCCTTGTTGCCGATCACCAGTAGCGCAGACGCCGAATCGCTTGTGGCTGACATTGTTCGATTGGCTGACAGTGCAGACAACCTGGACATTGATGCAGTCAACATTGCGTCAATCAATTCTGTTGCCGGGAGTATTTCCAATGTCAACACCGTTGCGACCAACATCAGCAATGTAAACACCGTCGCCGGTGTGTCGTCCAATGTAACGACTGTGGCCACCAATGTGGCTTCGGTCAATACTGTTGCGGCTGACTTGAACGAGCCGGTGTCTGAGATTGAAACTGTCGCGGCCAACATCACGAATGTAAACACCGTCGGCACCAACATTGCCAATGTCAACACAGTCGCTGGTATCAGCGCCAATGTGACGACCGTTGCAGGAATCTCTGCCAATGTGTCGACCGTGGCAACCAACAGCGCCAGCGTGGTGACTGTTGCTGGTGACATCGCCGCTGTGACTACCGTGGCCAACGATCTGAATGAGCCTGTCTCTGAGATCGAGACGGTTGCCGGTAGCATTGCCAATGTCAACACAGTTGGCACGAACATCGCAAGCGTCAACACAGCCGCCGCGAACAATACAAACATCACGACCGTGGCGACCAACATCGCCAATGTGAATACGACTGCAACCAACATTGCGAATGTGAACTCGGTCGCAGGCAACTCGACCAACATCAACGCAGTGGCTGGCAACAGCACAAACATCAATTCGGTTGCAACAAACTCGACCAACATCAACACTGCCGCGACAAACATTGCCGCGATCACGACTGTTGCCAATGACTTAAACGAGCCGACCAGCGAGATCGATGTCGTTGCAAACAACATTGCAAGCGTCAACACTGTCGGCACAAACATCGCTGATGTGAGCACCGTTGCAGGCGTTGCAGGCAATGTGAACACGGTTGCAGGCATTGCACCCAATGTCACGACTGTTGCAGGCATTGCCGCGAATGTGACCACTGTGGCTGGCATCTCAACTGCTGTGACCGATGTCGCCGCAATCGATACCGATGTCACTACTGTGGCCGCAATCGATTCTGATGTGACTGCCGTGGCCACTGTGGCCAGCGACATTCCAACTGTTGCAGACAATGTCTCCAACATCAACGACTACGCCAATACCTATCAAGGTGCAAAGGCAACACCTCCAACATTGCGCAACAACGGTGGCGCACTGCAAGAGGGTGACATGTATTTCAACACCGCCAGCGACACGATGTTTGTGTATGGCTCTGGTGGTTGGGTGCCTGCTGGCTCAAGCGTTAACGGCACAAGCCAGCGATACAAGTATGTGGCCACCTCTGGTCAGACCTCATTTTCTGGCACTGATGCAAACGGCAACACGCTAACCTATGACGCAGGCTTCATCGATGTGTACTTGAACGGCGTTCACTTAGACCCGACCGACTACACCGCAACGACCGGTACCAGCATCGTGCTTGGCTCTGGTGCGGCACTCAACGATGAACTCTACATCGTCGCGTTTGGCACTTTCAATGTGGCATCGTTCAACGGCTCTGGCATTGACGACAACACAGTCAACATCAGCAAACTCAATGCGACCGGCACGCGCAGTGCCGCAACTGCTTTGCGTGGCGACAACACTTTTGCAGACATTACGCCAGCCGAAATTTGTGATCAGGCAAATACAAGTACTGGATCTTTTTCATTGCCATCTGGAACAACAGTTCAAAGACCAGTCTCTCCTGTTGCGGGTCAGATGCGTTACAACGCAACAACTAATTCTTCAGAGGTTTATCAAAATGGCGCTTGGGTTCCATTCGGAATTATTGCGTATCCAATATCTGCGTTAGTAGTTGGCGGCGGCGGTGGTGGCGGTGGCGCACAAATACCTGCTAACTATGAAGGTGGCGGTGGCGGTGGTGCCGGTGGATATTTATCGACTTCTGTTTTTGCTACTGGACAAACTGTATATTCAATAACTGTTGGCGCCGGTGGTGCTGGAGGTGCCACATCTAGGTCAGCCAATGGATCAAATTCTGCTTTTTCTGTAAACACAGCCATTGGCGGAGGCGGCGGTGCTGGTAGATACAACAATGCAACTGACTATGGTGCAAACAGCGGAGGCTCTGGTGGTGGTGGCCAAAACTATGGGCCCGTTCAATCTGGAGCATCAGGCACATCTGGTCAAGGTAATTCTGGCGGCAACGCTGGATCAACTTCAAACAATGCCGGTGGTAACGGTGGTGGCGGAGGCTCTGGTAGTTCCGGCGGAAATGGTTCTGGCCTTACCGGCGGTAATGGTGGCCAAGGAACATCAAACTCCATTACTGGATCATTAGTAACTTATGCAGGTGGAGGTGGTGGAGGTGGCGGCACACCTGGATCTGGAGGCGCAGGCGGCGGTGGCAATGGCGCTTCTGGTGGCGGTGCAAACGGTGGAAATGGTTCTGCAAGCACTGGAGGTGGTGGTGGCGGTACAGTTGCCAATACTCCAGTGGCCGCTGGCGGCAATGGCGGTTCAGGTGTAGTTATCTTGTCTTTGCCTACGGCTTTTTACTCTGGCATCACAACAGGCTCACCTACAGTGACCACAAATGGTTCTAATACCATCTTGACATACACCTCATCTGGCTCTTACACAGCATAAGGAATTGATATGAGCAAAGCACGAAATTTAGCGGATGTAATTGTCGATGCGGGTGGTGACATCAACTCTGCATCGCTCGACAATGTGACGCCCGCTTCAGTAAGCGACAAAGCAAACACGAGCACTGGCGCGTTCGATCTGCCTGCTGGCACTACGGCTGAACGGCCTGCGTCTCCAAGCGCTGGCATGACTCGCATGAACACCACAACTAATGAACCTGAATGGTATGACACGGTGCTTCAAAAATGGCAACCATTTAAAGATAGAACTTATGAAGTTGAGTTTCTTGTAGTAGGTGGTGGCGGTGGCGGTGGTTACAGATACTACGCTGGTGGTGGTGGCGCAGGAGGATATCGTTCTTCTGTTCCAGGAGAGTCTTCTGGCGGAGGTGCTTCAGCAGAATCTTTGCTTGGATTAACTCTTGGCCAAGCATATTCTGTTGTGGTTGGCGCTGGCGGTGCTGGTAATGGAAACTCTGGTAGCAACTCCCAACTTGGAAATATTGTTTCTTTAGGCGGTGGTGCAGGTGGGCCTTTATCAACTGGTTCATTAAGCGGAGGAAGTGGTGGCGGAGGTGAACTTGGTAATCCTCCTGGTTCTGGAACGACTGGACAAGGTTTTGATGGCGGTACTCAATCAGGCGCTACTGCTGGTTCTGGTGGTGGTGGTGCATCTCAAGTAGGCCGACAAGGATCTTCCGGAAGCACAACAAGCGGCGGCAATGGAGTTGCTTCTTCAATTACAGGATCATCAGTTACCCGCGCTGGCGGTGGTGGTGGAGCAATGAATGCCAATAACGCCTATTTTGTTGCTTTGGGTGGAACTGGTGGCGGAGGAAATGCGGCCGCAGATTATCTTGGCGCCGCTGTTCAAGCTGTTGCTGGAGCAACAAACACTGGCAGTGGAGGTGGTGCTGGATGCTGGAACAATACGCCAAACGGAGCGTCAGGCGGATCTGGAATTGTTGTTTTGCGTTACCTTGGAGCGCAACGCGGCACTGGTGGAACAGTAACTTCAAGCGGCGGATACACAATTCACACATTCACAACCAGTGGAACATACACGGCATAACAGGAGAAGCACATGGCACATTTTGCAAAAGTAAACAACGGCATCGTCGAGCAAGTAATCGTCGCCGAGCCAGAATTCTTTGACACCTTTGTGGACTCGAGTCCTGGTCAATGGATTCAGACCTCATACAACACGCGTGGTGGTGTTCACTACGACCCAGCGACTGGCGAGCCTTCTGCTGATCAAAGCAAAGCACTGCGTAAGAACTACGCAGGAATAGGCTACAGCTACGACGCACAGCGTGATGCATTCATTCCTCCAAAGCCATACGCAAGCTGGCTGTTGAACGACAGCACATGCTTGTGGGAAGCGCCTGCACCGTACCCAAATGACGGCGGCGTTTACACATGGAACGAATCAACTCAAACCTGGGACGCAGTTCCAGACGAACAGCCATAAAAAAAGGATGAGCAATGGACCAGACGCTGTTTAACTGGGTGGTAGGTGTTTGCGGATTTCTTGGAGGCTGGGTCTTGAAAGTTATCTGGGACGCGATCAAAGAACTCAAGAGCGACATCCGCCAAATCGAGCGTGATCTGCCAGAGGTCTATGTGCGCAAGGATGATTTCAAAGAAGCAGTTCGCGAAATCAAGCAAGACATGAAGGACGGCTTCAACAAGATCGACAACACGCTGGGCCTGATATTCAAGAAACTCGAGCACAAGGAAGACAAGGAATAATGGACCATGTTGACCGATGGAAGAACAGACGACGCATGGCCTGGGCTTCCTTGGTTGCAGGCCTGGTGTTCCCTTTGCTCTTGCTCGTCACCGACTCTGCTCAACTTGGAAGCGTCGCTGGCGCGTTCTACCTTTTCGTGGGTTCTGTGGTGGGCGCGTATATCGGGTTTTCGACTGTAGATGACAAGTGGACAAACAATGCTCGACACCAAACTCAAACTGCTGATCAGCGCCGCACTTCTAATCGCAACATTCGCGATGGGATGGACAACGAATGGGTGGCGTCTGAATTCCAAGATCGACCAACTGATCGCTGATCATGAGCGCCAGGTTGCACAAGCAAACGCAGACGCCCTGGCCAAGTACACAGTTCTCGAGCGCAAAAAACAGGAGGCCATCGATGAGGCAAACAAAATCGCACAGCGCAATGCTCGTGCCGCTACTGATGCTCGTAACGATCTTGAGCGGTTGCGCAACCAAATCGCCAACACCACAAGCAGTGTGTCCACCTCTACCTGCACCTCCGTCCGTGCTCACGCAACAACCCTCTCAACCGTACTCGCAGAATGTGTCGGACAGCTTGAAGCGGTGGCAAAAGATGCTGATGGACACGCCCTTGATTCAAGAGCGTTAAACGGGGCTTGGCCGCGATGAACGGGTTCAGACTATCTCAGCGTAGCATCGAGCGATTGGACGGCGTAGACGACCGCCTAGTCGATGTGGTGTGCCGTGCCATCGAGATCACGACCGTCGACTTTGCAGTGACCGAAGGGTTGCGCACCGTCGAGACTCAGCGCAAATATGTTGAGGCTGGCAAAAGCCAAACCATGGAGTCAAAGCATTTGACCGGTGAGGCTGTGGACCTGGTGGCGTATATCAATGGCCAGGTGTCCTGGGAACTGAATCTGTACGACAACATCGCCGATGCGATCAAGCAGGCCGCGATTGAAAAGAATGTAGCAATACGCTGGGGCGCCGCGTGGAATGTGCCGGACATCCGGCTTTGGCGCGGCACGATGGAAGAGGCCATGGTCTACTACATCGACACCCGGCGCAAGCAAAACAAAAGGCCGTTCATTGACGGCCCGCATTTTGAACTGGTTTGAGTTGTCTCCATCCCGTCTGGCATAAGCAGTTGCCTACTCCTTCACGACGGTTAGCCCCAGGGTTTCATTCCCCTGGGGTTTTTTTTCACCTGGGTGCGCATGTGACATCGATGACGATGTCGGCTGAGTACCCGTTGACCTTTCGTTTTCCATACATCATGACGGCGCGAAGGCCTGTTGACTCACACTCACGAACCGCAGTGATGACTTCGTTGCGGCTCATCGAGTGAATCTGTTTATCAAGAATCAACTCCTGCTCGACTGGTGTGGGTGGCATCGGCTTGTTGCTCGAGCACCCACTGATCCAGCCAAGGGAGCAGACAATCAGGATTGTGATCATTCTGGTCCTCATGGCTTTCCTCATTTATTGTCGGTTGTGAATCGATTGCTTTTCTCGAAAGCCTCGACATCGTCGATGCGGTAACGCACCTCGCTGTTTCGACCATCGCCCAGTTTGATGTAGGCCGGTCCGATGTTGGCCACCCGCCACTTGCGCAGGGTGTTATCGGCGACCTTCCATCGCTCGCACAATTGTTTAGGCGTCAGCAGT